TGACCGCCGAGGCGTGACGTGGCTGGTATCAACCCACTGACCGAGCAGGAAATCTGGAACGAGTACGCGCAGGCCAGACCGCGGCCAGGCGTCGAGTACAAGCAGTGGGTGGCACTGACCGCTGAGAAATATCAGGTCCTGCCGAAGGAAGTTGTTCGAACGGTTGGAGCCGAGATCTCTTCCAGGAAAATGGCCGTTCAGCAGGCCAACTACACTGAGGCGCAGCATGTGGCGCAAGCGATGGGCGTCACCATGGCGCTGGCGATTGAGCGGTTGGGCCAGCAACTCAATGCCAAGAAGGTAGTCCGCCACTTTGATAAGGACGGCGAACTGGTGTACGAAGCCACGGACATCGACAACAGCGCGAGGAACTTCGCCATCCGGTCGGCGTTCGCCATGTGGGGGGCGAATGCGCCTCAGACGTTCCACGTGGAACATGACGTTGGGGAGAACCTGTCGGCGCTTGGAGAGGCCGCGATCAAGGTGCGGATGCTGGAAGTGGCGGCCAAAATCAAGAAGTTAGCCGGTGAAGGGGGAGTAGTGGATGTCAGCCCTGCAAACGTCAAATCTGCAAACGGAAGCAACACTCCTCCTCAAAGAGTTCGAACAGTACGAGCGGGAACTGCTAATCCGCCGAGCGGAGACGGACTGCTACTACTGGCTGACGGAACTGACACGGACTGAGGACGAGCAAGCCCTTAAGGAAGCGAGCCGATACGCCAAAGAGCAGCGGGTAAGCCTGAAAAAGGCGCTCGAAGTGCTCGGTGAGTCGGTGAATCCTTATAAGCCGTTCCCACGCAAGGAATACCTGCGGTGGGTGTTGACGGTGATGGAGAAGGAGGACATCCTTTTCCTGGAAAAGTCACGGACAATGATGATTTCGTGGCTGGTGAGCGGCTATTGCGCTCATTGGGGCTTCACGCGAGCTGCGACGGTGACGGTGTTCCAGTCCGAGGACGAGGATCGGGCCGTTCATGACATTGATTACGTGAAAATGTTGTGGAAGAACAGCCCGGACTGGCTCAAATGCAGGTGGCCGCTGAAGAAGGACTTGGACAAGCAGAGTTACAACGAGTTTGAACTGGCGAACGGGAGCAGGTTCAAGGCGATTCCTGGGGACCCGGACAAGATCCGGTCAGAGCACCCCACCTTGATCGTTCTGGATGAGGCAGCTCACATTACCAAGGGCGAGGACTCCTACAATATCTCGATGGGATGCAGCCCGGTGAAGATGATCGCACTTTCGAGTGCGGCACCGGGATGGTTTCAGGACGTGGCTGAGGAGGCTAAGGAGGTTCCTTGGCCTTACGTGCTAGAGGAGGGATGACGTGTACAATTACGCGCAATACGGGCTTCCGATGCAGGGGTGGGGTGCAATGCCTGGGAGCGGAGCACCGCCGTCGCCCGCCCAAGACCAGTGGGACCCGCAGCAGTTGAGAGGGGTAATGGGACAAGGCAACTACCAACCCGCCGCTCCAGAAGTCCCAGACTACGTTCGCCAAGGGACAGCCAACTACCAGGCCGCCAACGCACCGCCGCCGCCGCCCGGTGCTCCTCCGATGCAAGACTATGCCAGGATGCAAGAACGAATGCGGGGACCCGACGAGGCACTACGACGTCCGCCGCTAGGTGTTCCAGACTATGTTGCCCAAGGCACAGCGAACTACCAAGCCGCCAACGCCGCTCAGCAAGGCGCACAGGGTCCGCAACCAGGCGTAACCGTTCCACAGCCACAGCGTGTGCGACAATTGCCGTCACAGGGTTTCGGGAGGCCGTTATGGTAATGTTCCTACTGGCATTGCTCCTGATCGGAGCCGCCGAAGCGCAACAGACCTATTTCTACAACCCCATCAGCCGGAAGCTCGACTACGGTGTGATCGACACCAACACGGCCGCCAACTGGTCAACATGGGTGCGTTACCGCGTCACTCTCGGGGCCTCTGGCTGGACAGTCTCAAAGAACGGTGCGGCTGACGGTGCGCCTGTAGCCGCTGAAGCCGATACTTCTCAGGACGTCGTTCTTTTCTCCAAGGCTGCCCGCCAGCGGATTGAGAATTTGCAGATCAAGACTGCAACTGCGTGCGCCGGCGCGACGACCATCTTGGTCGGTGCTGGCGTGGCCTCCAGTGGTGCGCTGTTCCTCGCGGCCCTGTACGACGCGAAGGTCGCAGTCAGCGACACGAACTACACCACCGGAATTGCGGCCGCGTTACTCTCAGGTGGGACCACGTTCGCCGCCGAGAACGTCACAGCCAGAGTCACAACAACTGTGCAGAACGTAAGCGCGATCACGCAGGGCTGCGCGTTCGACGTGTTCGTGTTGACCAGTCTGCTACCGTAGAACGGAGGGTGCAATGAACAAGGTGTTCACCTACAAGGATGAGCTCGGAGCCACTGTGGACCTCGTGGGGGCGCATATCAACTCCGTGCTGGACAACGGACCCAACGTGCTCATCTGGTTCTCGGACGGAGACCGCGAGGACCTGGACGGCGAGAATGCGGTTGCGTTTCGGAAGTGGTGGAAGAAGTTCAAGGAGAGTTGATGCGCTGGAGACTCTACCGCGTTGTCATGCGGCTTGCCCATCGGTTTCACTGGCATTACGCGCCTCCGATCTACCCGGAGGGAGATACCGTGCTGTGGTGTCAATGGTGCGGCTTCCGACAAACTACGAAGAAGTTTGCAGATAAGCAGATAGCGAAGGTGCTCAGCGAGTGACGGGTGTCTCAGGCCCGCTCCCCGGCCTCTCTCTGCGGCGAACCTCCCAAGGCATCGCCGTCCTCCGCGTCCATCACACCTGCGACCCTGACAAATCCAGCGCTGAGTGGCGGGCCAAGGAACGGGCAAAGTTCACTTCCGAGGCGATCTTCCGCCAAGAGATCGACATTGAGTACGACGCCAAGCAAGGGGCGCTGGTCTACTCCGAGTTCGAGCCGCAGATCCACGTCATACCGAACGATCAGGTTCCCGCAAAGCTGACCCGGTACATGTCGATTGACCCGCATCCGAGGACACCGCACGCGATGCTCTGGGTCGGCATCGACCAGTGGTCGGACTGGTACGTTTACCGGGAATTGTGGGACAGCCAGGTGTACGGTCAGGCGCGTCAACTTCGGGACAACGACTCTGAGAACTCCTACACCGTGAAGGAGTATGTGGGAGCCATCGTCGCTCTCGAAGGCAACAGCATCGAGTGGCATAACGAGGAAACCGACGACGAGTACGGGATCTTCAGGCGCGGTGCCAAGGGCGAGAACATCGTCTACCGCTTCATGGATCAGGCCGGGAAAGCGTTCCGGGCTTCGGGTGAGGGCCAGCAGGTCGAGACGTATGCCAAGCGGTACGACCGCTTCGGGATTCAGTGTGTGGACCCCAAGAAGTCCCATGAGTCAGGCGAGGACGCGATCCGCCAGTTGCTCAAGAGTCGGCGGCACGACACCAAAGGCGCATGGCCGCGGATTCACATTGCGGCGCGGTGCGAAGAGTTGATAATGGAGTTCCGGCGCCACCGCTGGAAGTCGATCAGGAAATGGACGGCGGACCGGGAGTTGTTCCAGGAAGGTTCGCTCGTCAGAACGCACATGCTGGACAATCTGAGATACCTCGCCACAGGGGATCTTTGTTGGATAGGAAATTTGGCAAGTTAAGCAAGCAAGCTAAGAAGGAGAATCAAATGCACATTGTTCCAATGATGGATTGCGGCGATGGTATCGAGCGGGCCGATCACGGCAGCATGGGTCCTATCGTCCCGGTGATCGTAGCCGCCTACACACTGAAAGCCGAGGAAACAGGGAAGGTGTTCACCAATCGCGGATCAGCCCTGGATTTGACGTTCACCCTGCCGGCGCCGAAGGCCGGTTTGCGTTACCGCTTCCAGAAGGCCGTCATCGACAAGGACATCATCGCCACCACCAACGTTGCCGCGACGAAGATCCACGGAGGCGTTGCCGCCACACAGGGAGTCACGGTGACCAACAACACCGACACCGAGTATGGGGCCTGCGAGGTCTACTGCGACGGTACGGCGTGGTGGGTTGCGAATCAGTTGGGGACCTGGGCCATCAGCTAATGAACGAGGTTGAGACCGCTGCCAAGGCCGCCTACGCGGCCTACGGGAAGTTCCTCCGCGACCGTGGCTTGCTCGGCCGCAACACGGCGATACCGTGGGAGGACATCTCACAGCGCCTCCGGGAAGCCTGGATTGAGGCGGCCAAGGCAGCGAGAGCGACCTGATGGCAACCACTGCCGGAGAGATCAAAGACCAGCGCAGAGTCTCCGAACGCTGGATGGAGTCCAACTTCTACGAGCAGTGGGAGACCGTCTGGAAGAACTACTTCTGCGAGGCGGACCCAGAGAAGGATGAGCGCGGTAAGCCAGATAGGGAACTGACTTCCATTGGGATGCCGGATACGTTCGGCTTCACGCGCCGGACGGTGGCGAGAATCACCGCGCAGCCTCCAAACTTGCGGTTCCACGCTAAGGACCCGGAGCTGGCGGAACTCATCAGCCGGACGCTCATGTACCAGTGGGACAAGGCGAAGCAGCAGCGGCTTCAGAAGAAGCACGTCGCGCAAGCACTGCTGTTCGGCATCTCCATCAAGGCGTGGTATTGGGAAGTCGAAGAGTACCAGCGCACCAAGCGGATTGACCCGATGGGGCAGTTGACCCCAGAGGACATCCGGCTCATCAGCAATACGTACAAGGTTGACCCGCGCTGGTTCAGTGTGCCGGTGGCGGCCAAGATGAAAGCGGCCAGCCTGTTATCCGAGTACAGCCGCAACGGACTCCTGCCCGTCAAGTACGCCTATAAAGCGTATGAAGGGCCGAAGGCGGACTGGATCTTTGCCGGGGACTGTTACTTCGAGCCAAACTTTCAGACGCTCCAGACATCGAACTGGTTCATCCTGGACAGGCGCCGGAACCTGCCGTATCTCAAGCGCCTCTCTAGACTGTACCCACAGATGCGGCAAGGGCTGGAGAAGTTGGTTCGAGACCATCCAACCGGCTCACCGGGTGTTTCATCGAACACGAACAGGGACACGACATCACTTCGAAACCGGCTGTTGACGGCGATTGACAGGAGCACTGAGGTCGAGAGCAACGTCACGCTGAACACGCAGGAATGGACGATCACAGAGCGCCATATTCCAGGGGTGAATCCGAAGTGGGCGCTTGTCGCTGAAGAGGACATCTACCTCGGCGAGATCGACCATCCGTATGACCTCCAGGGGAAGATTCCGTTCACGGACTGCGTTCTGATCGACAACCTGCTCTGCGGCATCGGTGACTCCACTGCCCGCATCATGCGCGGCCTTCAGTTGCTCCACCAGAGGCAAGTGAACCGGCGCTTCGACCTGATCTACAACATCCTGCGGCCGCTGATCGGGACGACCAACCGGGAACTGTTCGAGAATCCTGGACTCATCAAGCGGCACGGCGGGTTCAGGCTGGTCTACATGCGTGGGCAAGGGGACATGTGGGTCCAACCGGAGCAAGCGGCGATGGCTTCGGCCGCGGCCAGCATGAGCGACGAGCAGGGCATCATGCAGTTGTTGCAGATGATGACCGGCGAGAGCAACATGTCGATGATGGCCAACGTAGATCCAATGCAGTCACGGACGGCGACCGGGGCGAAGTTGCTGCAAGCGAACCTCGACGTGCTATCGAAGGATCTGAACGACATGTTCGCCATGACCTCGCTGGCAGCGGACGGGGAGTTGATGTACCTGCTGAACCGGTCAGAGTTGAGTGAGCCAATCGAGTTCAACGGGGCGATGTACAACCGGAAGTACAGCCACGAGCAGGACATGCTCCGCGAACAGTGGATGAAAATAGGGCCGGAACAGTTCCAGATCGACGGGGAAGTTATCCCGGAGGTTGGCTCCACGTTGGCCGATGACGATGAAGCCCGCGTTGGAAAGGCAACAATGCTGTACGGGGCGGCCATGCAAGCGCCCACTCTGTTCAATGTGGCGAAGGCCAGGGACGAGTTCCTGATCGCGCATGGCAAGGGCAGAGAACTGGCACAGTGGGCCGCCGAACCGCCGCCACCACCGCCGCCACCTGAAATGAAGTCGTCCACCAGTGTTTCGTGGAAGGGCGAGGAGTTGCGTGCCGACGTGCAGGCTCAACTGCTGAGCAAACTCCTGGGAGTTGAGGTCCCGATGGAAGGGCAATCACCTGAGCAGCCACCCGGTCCTATGCCGCCGCCCGGACCGCCTGGAGTCGGTCCTATGCCGCCCGGACCTCCTGCCCCCGGCCCACCGCCTGGAGCAGTGCAGTGACGGCATTAAACACTGAGGACCGCAAATTCCTTCGGGCCATTGTCCAGAATCAGGAATTTCAAAGGGTTATAACCATCGTCCTGGAAGAACACAAAACCAGGGCGGTGGAGTACATGCGTACCTGCTTGAACAGGACACCACCTGTGATTGAAGATGCGATTCGAGCAGCGGCCCAAGCGCAAATCCTGGAAGGACTACTCCAGGAAGTGCTGATCCCGGCCACCAAGGAACCAGAGAGCAGTACCGGGTAACCCCCGGAGGGAGTAAAGTATGCCAGAAGTAGAAACAGCAGACCCGGCAATCGAAACTCAACCGATTGACGCGATCTTCGAGGGACCGGCATCCACCGAAGTAGCAGAGACAGGAGCACCTGACGAGGGCCAGGAACCTGCTGTTAACGAGCCTGAAGGCCAAGACGACCAAGAACTGGCCGGCCTGATCGAGAAATACGCCAAGCAGTACGGGCTTAAAGATCTTAACGACCCGGATGCTTGGAAGAGTACCGATCTGCCGAAGCTGTTCAAGCAACTGGCCGACAAAGAGAACTTCATCCAGAAACTCAAGGGGCAAACCAAACCTCCTGAAGTGCCGTGGAACGAAGGACTCGAACAGGCGCCTGCGGACGCAAGGGCGGACAAAGCACCGCCTGACCAGCAACAGCCACCACAGGAGCGGCAAGATGAACAGGCACCCCCTGACATCGGAGCATCCTGGAGAGCGCAAGAAGACGCAATCGCGGATATGAATGAGGCGTGGGCAGCCGGAGACTTCAAGAAGGTTTCCGAGGTCGAGAACGCCATGTGGGCTAGGCAATTCGTTGGCATGGGGTTACCCCACATGCAGCGGATTGTCCAGCAAGCGGTTGCTCAACTGCGGAACGAACTGCAAGATGTCGTCCCCGCGATGCGTGAAGGCGTGCAACGGCAACAGGTCCAGCAGGACAAGGATTTCGCAATATCGCAACTCAGGGGCAACCCTGACTATGCCGAAACGATTGAGGATCTTTTTAAGGTCGAAGAAGGCCCGAACATTCAGTACAACGGAGAGGAATTTCCCAACACCCCCTACAACCGGATGTTGGCGGAACACCCCCACCTGCTGAAGATTCGGGAGATGGACGAGAACCCGCGTGTGGCTCAGCGTAAAACCGCATACACGCGCTACGAGGCCGCCCTTCGACTGTATAAGACCTCACTCAACGGCTCACTCGGACCGGAGAAAGCTCAGCAATTGGTCGAGGCCGGCAAGAAGATTGCCGGACGCAACGAAAAGGACAGGGTGCGCCGAGGGCTGAATGCTGGACCTGGTTCAAGACAAACAGGCGGACGCCCCGAAAGGGATTACGCCAGTACGCTGCAAGATCTGCCGGGTTATGGAGCAGTGGACGAACTGTTCAAATAAAAGGTAGAAAACTATGGCCCAAAACATTGGGGTCAGAACAACCAATCAGGCGATCACTGAGGAACGGGTAGTACGGAGTGTCTTTCCTGACATTTCCCTGCTCGATCCCGACGAGACTCCCCTGGTAACTCTTCTCAACCGCATCAACGGGCGCAAGTCTCCCGTTGACAACACGAAGTTCGAGTGGCTCGAAGATGATTACTGCGCCCGGTGGGCCAGCATCGGAGCCACAACCATCGCGGCGACATCCGTTCTGGTGACCGTCGTCGATGGGACGCTGTTCATCCCAGGTGATCTGGCCATTGTCCCCAAGGCTGTGACCAGTTCCGCAGCGCCGGAAATGTTCCGCGTGACCTTGGTCACCGGCAACATCCTCACCGTGGTCCGAGACGTTGGCGGCGGCGGCGCAGCCACAATCGAACCCGGAGACGCCCTCCGCATCGTCGGCTCGGCGTTCGAGGAGAACTCCGCATTCCCGTCCGTCAAGACCACTTCTCCGGTGACTCGCTTCAACTACACCCAGATCATCCGGACTGCCACGAACTTCTCTGGCACGATGGAAGCATCGAAGGTGTACGGCGCCGCTGGTGGCGACCGGAAGCGCGAGCACCGCAAGAAGCTGATCGAGCACAAGGAGAAGATCAACTCGGCTCTGATCTGGGGGCAACGGTCTCAGGCGCTTACCGGCGGCCCGACCGGCAACCCGATCAGAACCACCAACGGCATCAATGCCGTGATCTCGACCAACGTGCTCGACATGACCGGGATTCTCACCCGGAAGAAGCTCGACCAGTTCTTCCGCATGGGCTTCCGCTACGGCCGCAAGAAGAAGATCCTGCTGTGCGCTCCGATCATCCAGAGCGCCATCAACGAGTGGGCCATCAACTTCCTGAACGTGGCACCGTCCGAGACCAAATGGGGTATGTCGATCACCAAGATCGAGACCCCGTATGGCATCGCTGCGATGGTCAAAGATTGGATGCTCGAAAGCGGCGTCTCCGGCAAGAACGGATTCGCCAATTGGGGCTTCCTGCTCGACATGGACGAGATCCGCTATCGGCATCTGGCCGGCAACGGCGAGAACCGCGACACGCGGATTGAGATGGATTCCGTCAAGGATGGTACTGACGGTAAGCGCGATGAGATCCTGACCGAGGTCGGGTTTGAAATCAAGCAGGAGAAGTTCCACGCCAAGATGTTCAACGTGACCGACTGGATGCAGTAAGTTTCCAGTAAGTTCCTTCCTGCCCAGTATGTCGCGTTAACGAGGGGGACGGTTATTCCCGTTTCCGTCCCCCAAACTTTCAAAGGAGTAGTTCATGATCGCAACAGAACAAGCCGCCACAACTGCACCCGCAGTACCCACTGCGGCGCCAGTAAGACGCACCTTCTACGCCCGCGCCGGCCACCTTTCGTTCTACGTCGGCGCCCCAAAGCGGATCATCGAAGACGGACAAACAAAAGTCCTGGACCCGCCGTTGATTCAATTCTCGCCAACCGGTGTGTCCGATGGAGAGGTTTCCTGGGGCCAGTACACCACTGACGACTCGGCTGAGATCGCAGCACTGGAGCAGAGAGACGACGTGGTTGGGCCGGAGGAATACAACAAGCACGTCACGCCGCCCGCCATTCGCGTTACGCAGCTCGAAAAGTCCAACGCGGACCTGTTGCGCGAACTGAGCGAACGCAACACGCTGATCGAACGACTGCAAGCGCAGGGGAAGCTCCCAAAGTAAGGATGGCCGCAGGGCACGTTGTTGAGATCGCCGTCCTGACTTACCGCGGCTGGCCGGACCATTCGCGGCGGGCCATCAACCGCATGGCCTTCCATTCACACCGCGCCGGGACAAAGGTTGTCGGGCCGGTGGAGTATGGAAACGCGCTTGTTCATCGGGCGCGAAACGAAGTACTGGCGCACGTTGGCGAGGACGTGACCCACCTTCTGTTTGTTGACGATGACATGGTGCCGTTTGAGGATGCACTGGAACGACTGCTGATCCACAGCGTTCCAGTAGTGGCGGCACTTTATGCGAGCAGGCACGACACCCCTGAGCTCGTCGTTAGAGCATACGACGAGCGGTCCTGCCAGTTCGCCCGGATGGAGGCCATGCGTCCAGGTCTCCATACCGGGAAGTTCGGTGTTGCAACCGGCTTCCTTCTGTTGCGCCGCGACGTGGTAGAGGCAGTAGTCAAAGATTACTTGACCGCTGCCGACTGGCTGGAGGAGAACCGGAGGATGCTGGACCGGCTTCACGTTCGCGTGGAGTACCGGGAAAAGGAACAGGCGCATAAGGCTGAGATCCGCCAAGCGCGATGGGAAAGAGACAAGTACCTGCGCGTGTTCGACTTCCCGGTTGGGGACGATGAGATCCAGAAGGGTGAGGATATCGCCCTATCGTCCCGTCTGATTCGGTTGAAAATCCCAATTGCCGTGGATGCTTCAATTCAGGTCGGGCACCTGGGAGAGCGAGTGTTCACGCCTGACGATGTGCAGTTCAGCCGTGATGATATGACGCTTGTGCAGGAGTTCGACAAGCTCTCAAAAATGGAGACTGTTCTTGAACACCACTGACAACGAACACGACGATATGTGGCTCAGAAATGCCAAGGATTTGCTGTGGCGTTTGACCTTGAGACCGCCAACCGACGAAGAGGTAAGACGCGGACTGCTACTCCAACCACTCGCGGAAAAATATTTACAAAGGGGTGGCATCTGAACACTACTGAAATCGAAGAACTGGCAAACCAGGACGGCTTGGCGACCACGGACATGGAAGCGAAACTCCGCGTCCGGCTGCGCCGCATGGTCCTGCCTGAGTTCTTCAAGGACATCGACCGCCGCATCGGGCGCGTCCACTGGCGCCGGCGCTCGACCACAATCGCTGTGGTTGTTCCGACGCGGAACTATGACCTACCCTCAGACTTTGACAAGTTCAGCATCGTTCAGCGGAGCGATTCGACGACGCCCAACAACCTCGGCTCGGAACTCAACTACATCGGTGAGGACGATGACCTCGTTATTGAATCGGAGGCGGCTACGGAGACGGCTCCACCAACCGGCTATTCCATCGTGGCCGGGACCGGCACCGTGGACGGGGGTGGGATTCCACGGCGATACGCCCTTCGCCTATCACGGATACCGGACAACGCCTACACGCTGTACGGGGTCTATTACCGGATGGTCCCATTCGCCAATGACAATGCCCCAATTGATCTGGACCCATACATTCCCTGGGACGTTCAGGGCGGCCTCGTGAAACGCCTGCGAATGTACATCCTTGAGGACCGCGTTGGCATTCGAGATAACCGGTACGCGCTGGCTAAGGAAGAGTACGGAGAGTGGATCAACAGCTTGGAGTTCGCCAAGGAACCTGCGCAGCGGACCAAGGTGGTGAGCGTCCGATGAAACTCATATTATGAAACTCCGCGTGTGCCAGATCATGCACAACATCTATTCGCACGCCTTTGATGAAGTGCGGACGATGCTGGTGGCGTGTCTGCGAGAACTTGGCCACGATGTTGAGGAAGCCCACAATGACCTTTCCAGATCCAGGCTGAACATCATCCTTGGATCAAACCTCCTGGAGCCACACCAGAACCTCTACGGCTTTGCATACGTCTGCTGGCAGTGCGAGCAGTTGTTCACGGAGTCGCCGTGGTGGAAGATGGGGAAACTGGAGCCAGTTCTGAGGCACGCCTACGCGGTATGGGACTACTCCCCACAAAACATTCAGTTCCTCTCCGAGCGCGGTATACCGGCACTCCATCTCCCGGTTGGTTATCACGACAGCCTCAAGACGATGACGCTTCAGACCCCTGTCTACGATGCAGTATTCTACGGTGCCCGTCCAGAGCGCAGGATACGGATTCTCAAGCAGATTGCGGAACTGCCGCAACAGCCGCAACTCTGTCTTGTTTACGGCGGCTATGGGGCTGGCCGAGATAAGTTCATCGAGCAAGCCCTAATGGTCCTGAACATCCACCAGTACGATGCCGCCAACGTGTTCGAGGCTGTCCGGGTCAGCTACCTGCTCAACAACGGCTGTCTCGTGGTCTCGGAGGAGTCGGAAGCCTACCCCTACCCCGGTGTGGACATCCCCATGGCGTCGGCCGCCGGACTCCCGGCGCTGTGCGCTCAGTTCCTCGATGACCGAGAGAGTGCCGTCAGCCGGCGCGAGCTTTGTGCAGAGCAGTTCCGCGACCTCTATCCAATGAAGAAATTTCTAAAGGAAGTCATCGGTGGGACAGCAAGTAAAGCCAGCAACGCAGCTTGAGTTCAGGGGGATCATCACCAACGGGAACCCGTTGCGGCGGCCATTCGCGTCCGCCTCCTACTGCCACAACCTCCGCATCATGCCGGGGAACTGGCTTCGGACCTGGGGCGGGACCAAGGCGCGGTTCTTCAGCACCGATGGGACCTGGAAGCAGTTCCACGAGTACAAGGACCCGGCGTTCTCAGGCTGGCAGAACCATATCTGCCAACACGCGGCAGCGGCCAACGTCAACCGCTGGCGCTGGCTGTCGCTGAATAATTGGCTCTTGGTGGAGATCGTCACCATCACCGGGACGTATGACGACAACTTCGCCAGCACGCACGCCGCGGCCGTAGTCAACCTGCGTGACCGAGTGGTGCTGTACAACGGGCTCGGAGTTAGGGAAGCGGCTGGCTCACGCCCGCCGTTCATGGCCTACTTGCCGACCCTCAATCAGAACATCTACTTCGGGCTGGACGCCCATGCTCCAACCGCAAAGCCTGTCGTCTCTGTCAGCGGAGATGGCGACATCTTCATCTATAACAGCGTGAAGGTCTACGTGGGGCTGTTCAACACCCAGACCGGGCACTTCAGCAACGGAGTGCCAGCCGGCGAGATTGTAGGGCCGCAACCGCCCGATGCTCCAGCCCTGCCCGGTATCGGGATCATCGTGAACACGCTTAGCAACCTGACGGTGGTCTTCCACGACGCCATTGAGGAGGGGTTCATTCGGTACGTGTTCTACGCCACCAACGACGGTGGTGAGGTTCCGTACCTATTGATGGAGCCAGACGGGATCAACCCGCTGCAAAAGATCCTTGGCACAGGGAACTCCATGACGATCACGGCGCTGAACCGGGACATCACCAAGGAAATGCCCACTGACAACTGGCCGCCGCGACCGATGCGCTGGCTGGCGCTGGTCAGTGGCAGGATGTATGGCTGCCTGATGTACGGCGGCATCGGCGGCGGCGCCAACGACGTGGACTTCAGTTACGTGGCCGAGATCAAGTTCTACAGCGGGGTGGTGTATTCGGCGGCGCTGAGCGATGCGGTTGACCGCGAGTTCCTGGGGGTGCCGGAAGAGTCGTGGCCTCTCACCAACTTCAGTCCAAGCCCGAACGGGGAGATCCCGATATGCGGGGCGCCGGCGCCGGACGGTTACCGGCTGCTGGCGATCACCGGCTCGGCCACCTACCTGGTGGAGGAAGCGGCCGATGGCGTCCACGAGTGGAAGAAGGTTTCAGAGGTTCATGGGATTTCGAGGCTGGAGACGTTCGTCCAGACCGATCACGGCCCATGCTGGCTGACCCAGAGGAACCAGATCGTCCGGCTGGTGGGCGACCAACTGGAGGTCCTGAGCAACCCCTACCAGACGGCGCTCCTGGGCAAGACGCCGCGGTTCGCCACATACACGCTGGACCCGATCAACCAGATTGATCGTTACGAGGCGTACTTCACGGACGGCAAAGGGGTAGCCTACGACTTTCTCAGCATGGACGCCGTGACGATGGATGGCGACTGGACGGCTGGTAAGACGGTCTCCCGGCAGGACAACAAGCAGTTCCACCTGCTGGCGAATCAGCACATTGTTACTCAGGCCGGCCAGCCTGAGAACGGCGCCGAGAAGTTCCAGCATGAGACCTATGTCGATGAGGACACGACAGCGTACACCCAGATTACCGGGGAGTGGCGGTCCCAGTGGGGCGACTTCGGAGACAGTTCGGCTCGAAAGACGTTCCCATGGATCGACACCATCGGGGACGGGGAGCAGATCGAGGTTGAATGGTATCCGGACCTTCAGGCGCGTAACGATGGCAACAAACAGAGCACGGTCAGGACGGCCCTGCCGCAAACGGGTGCCTTCTCGATGCACCGGCACAAGATGTCGAAGTGCGACCGCTTCTTCTACAAGCTCGTGTTGCGGATTCTCGGTCGAAGTGACATCGATGAACACCCGTTGTTGAGCGAGTACGGCGACAGCGAGGCAGGGGAGGAGATGCCAGGGGCGATCCTGGAGGCGAGGTATACCATTGAGAACGTGGAGAATAGACCGTAGGTATCAAATGATACCAGTTGGTGTGTATTGCAATCTGCAATACAATCTCCAAAAGATTCCGACGTTGTATATCACTTTGCAGTACATTTTGAAAAAAGGAGCAAGCTAATGGGCTTTTGGGACATGTCGAAAGTCGGCAAAGACGCTCGCGGTAACCTCAACGAGATGCCCAACTGGCTCAAACAGCAGGCACAGGACTGGTGGGGCCAACAAAACGAGCAGCGGCCAATCTCCAAGCAGTTGCAAGACTTCCAGATGCAGCAACTCATGGAGCGGTACGGCCAGGGGTTCGGCAGTCCTGATGCGCTCCGCGCTGCCGGCGGGGAGATCATGCCTGGGGTTGGGGAAGCCGTTGATCGACGCAACCAGCGAACGCAAGGCTTGCGAGACCAGGCCGGGCAGATTCCAACGGCGGGTGACACCACCAATCGGCTGAACAGCATCACGGATGAGTACGGGAACACGATCACCGGGGCATTCGATGACGCCGAAGGGGTCATCAACCGTGGCTACGGTGGCCTGTTGCAGAGGAATGAGCGGGCTGGTCGGGACATCACCGGGAACATCTCTGACTCCTACGGCGCCGCGCAGAAGAACGCGGAGGCGCTGACCGGCGAGGCCAGAGGAAACGTCGGCAACGTCTACGGCGGCATCGGGCGCAGTATCGACGACACTTATGGCGGCATAGGTCGAAACATCGACACGGCTTATACTGACGTTGATGCGACGACGGGGAAGGCTTTCGGAGAGAGCGAAGCCACCCTGAACCGGTTAAACCCGAACGGGGACTTCCGTGCAGCTCGAGTGGGGCGGTCCTTCGCCCCGGCGGCGGCGTCCACTGCGCTCCGGTTGCGTCGTGGCGGAATCAACCCGGACAGCCTGGAAGGCAGCGCGGCGCTGAACAAGGTGGAGAACCAGCGTTCGCGGGCGATGGACGACGCCTACGCCGATGAGAACCGCTACTTCGTCGGGGCGAAGAACGCTCTGACCCGCGACAAGCTCGGCCTGGACCGGAGTTCCAAACTTAGCCGGCTGTCCGACAAGACTGGTGCCGCTGAGCGTGGCTTGGGCCTGGACATCGGGACCAAAGAGCGCGGGCTGAACACGGATGTAGGTCTGACCACCGACTGGCGGAATATGCAGGCGAAAATGGGCTTGCAGCAGGGGGCAGACTTCCGCGACGAGTTGCGCCGTGGATATGGTGAGGAAGCCGGCCTGACGCAGAACCAGATGGGCGCCAACCTCAGCAACATGAACACGGCGTTCGACCGGGGGACAGACTACTACAACCAGCGCCGGGGCGATGCCATGACTGGCAGGAACATGGGGTTCCAGGACTTCGGTATGCAGGAGGGCCTTGCCAACCGTGGCAATGCGGACGACCTCACGGCGTTCGGCCTGAACCAGCAGCAGTTCGATCAGGGTGTCGGGCAGCGCGGCCGTGAACTCGGCTTCACCGGGGATCAGTTGAACCAGATGGGCGCCATGGGGAATCAGGCGTGGAACCGGGGGATGCAAGCTGGGCAGATGGGCGGCCAGTATGCCGGCGATGCCACGCAAGGCTACGGCGGAACGCTCTCGCGTGAAGCGCAGAATGCCGGGTGGGGTAAGAAACTCTTGGGTGGAATAGCGCAGGCTGGATTGAGCCTCATTCCAGGAGTCGGTCCGTTCCTTGGTGCCGGCCTTGGCGCTGCGATGGGGGGCGGTGGTGGTGGCGGTCTTGGGCAGTCCATTGCCGGGTTTGGCAAGAAACTCCTTGGTGGGAACAATAGGAACCTAAGTTTTGTTGGTGGCGGGTGGGGGTGACGATAAGATGCTGAACCCCATCCAACTCGCCTTCATGCGCCTCCAGCGAGCCAGGGCTATGGACGACCCGGAGGACCCTTACGGCGGCGGCGGTCTGATGATCGACGACAACCAGTACATGGATCAAGAGGAGCAGAGTCCATACGCGGTCAACAACCTCCCATTCGGCCTGCCGGAGATCGGCGCCGATGACATGCAGCGGGCTCAGCAGCAGATGCAGGAGAACTTGCCTGTGCTCAACCAACGGCCTCCTGGTATCGGTGGCAGGTTGAAGGCGGCCATCCCGGACATGATAACGGGTGGACTGAACGCCGTAGCCACGCCGAACATCGCTATGGGCGGGCCGGTGGACATTGCCAGAGGCATTCTCTCCGGCCAGAACGCTGTGCGGGCGCGGCAGATTGATGATGAGCGGCGAGGGCAGGTCGCGCATGGGGAGCGGCGAAGAGATCTTCAGACTGAGGCAGAACTGGCGTTGCGGAAGCGGCAGATTGCGGCGGCTGACGCTCAGTTGGAACGTGCGAAACGTCCTCCAGCGCGCTACCTCAACCTTGGCGGTGGCGCATACCTTGACCAGCAAACCGGCAAGGTAATGAATGAGGCCGACATCCGGCGTGAACGGGCTCGCGAGGAACGGGCAGGGCGGGCTTCTCAACTGGGGCTGAAGCCAGGGACGCCGGAGTTCAACATCTTCGTCGAGGAGGGCAAGTTCCCAGAATGGTACGGGAAGCCGCCGGCCGTGAGCAGGGCCTCACAGAAGGCGATGGTGAAACTACCCGCTGTGACACCGGAGGATAAGGCGTTCCTGAAGAAGTACCATATCCAACCTCCAGAAGAGGGGCAGCCGACTGTTGAGATTCCAGAAACGGTCCACGCCAGGATCATTGCGGCGGAAGCAACAGCAGGCAGAGCTAACTCCCAAGCTGTCCAGTGGGCACGACTTGAAAACGACAAAGACAAGGCCGCAGTGGCGCAAGGCGAGAAGGCAAAGAGTGAACTGAAGGAGATCGAGAAACAGGAATACGGCGACGGTACCGTTGCGAATCCTGGGTTACATCACCTCCGTAAAGCAGCGACCGACAGGATCGCAAAGGCGAGGCTCGATAAGGACGATAAAGACGATAAGGACGATAAAGAACTGACAGAGGCGGCAACGGAACTCAATTCTGTCAACACACGGCTTAGAATACAATTGCGACGGAAGAGGGACCTTGGCGCTATCTCTCCAGAGGACTACCAGAAGTATGTACTCCAACTCCAGGAGTACACGCCGGTAAAAGTAGCCAAAGAAGAGGGTGAAGGGGCGTGGAATAGGATCAAGGGCGCACTCGGTTTGAAGGGCACTTCCAAAGGACCGGGCACTGCTCCAGCAGGGCGAACGCCGATTAAGGACTTCAGAGTACACAAATAGGTATGGCAACAGCGGCATTCCAATTCGACGTTCGTGGGGCACGGAAGTCCGGGTACTCCAATCAGGAGATCCTCGACGAAATCCGCAGCGACTTCGATGTTGATGGAGCAAGGGCCGCCGGGTATTCAGACGATGAGATTCTGAGCGAAGTCGGTGTTCCTCTGACCAAGGGTGAAGCTGCGAGTGAAATGGATCGGGCGCTTACGGTCAGGCCCATGGGGCCTCAGTCAGCAATCGCCAAGCCAAAGATAGCGGCTCCGTTCTATACCAGAGAGAAGCCGATCCACGGCACGGAACAAACCGGTTTACCCGGTGTGCCACAGCCACAGATGAATGTCGAGTACGACATCCGCGGCGAAGAACCAGGCGCCGTCATGATTCCAGGCAAGGGAGTTGTACGGCCGCCAGTGGCAGAGTTCCCACGAGTGCCTGTCCTCGATACTCTCATGCGGGCTGGCAATCAAGCTACGATGGGGGTTGTCGGCGGGATGGGGACTGCTGCTCAAGTTCTCGGCCAGCAGTACAAAGGTGGATTGCGGCCCGATGCCGAACCGCTAGGGGACCTTCTGACTGGCATCGGCGAAGGCGTGAAAGAGTTCGCTAAACGCGGCACTGCTCCTACACGACAGGAACTCAGTTACGTACAGGATTCCTGGTTAAAGGACCCGACATTGCTGCTGGACCCGCACTATGTCGTCAATCAAGTAGGCCAGGCCAGCGGCTCCATGTTGGCTTTCCTGGGGCCGTCAATCGCTCTCTTCGGTGCTCCCACAACATTCGGTTCCGCGATTCGCACTGTGCTCGGTTCCTCTGGGTTGGAGTCGCTAGTCAACGCGGCCGAGGTTCACGACGCGGCAAAGAAAACCTATGGGGCCACTGACGAGGAAGCCGCAAAAGCATTCACCACTGCCCTAACCAGGGATCTGCCAGTAACAGCCTTGACAAACCTTGCTGGCTTGTTGAATCCGCTCATCAAGTCGAAGGTCGTCCGAATGGGCGCCGGCGCGATCAGCGAGCCGATACAGGAAGTAGCACAGGGGGTAAGCGGACGTACAGTTCTCAAGGAAAAGTTCGATCCTAACCTCTCGCTGAGTAAGGGTGCCGACGTAGAAGCCCTCGGCGGCCTCATCGGCGGTGTCATGGGCGGTCACATGGTCGGCGAGACAGCGCGTGAACCGAGTGCGGCTGAACAGGAGATGGCGAACCTCAAGTGGAGCGTTCGCGAGGGCAGAGGTTCGCTACAGGATCTGGCAAAGCGCCGGATGGAATTGCTTCGGCAACAGGAACAGGTGGGAACAGGTCGGCCCCGGCAGGAACCGACAGGAACCGATACTATCCGACAGGAACCGATAGAGACGCCAGGGTCACAAGTAGGGACACAAGCACAGTTCGCTGAGACGATGGAGCCAGAAATCGAGACGCCAGGGCCACAAGTACGGCCGCCAACCCAGTTTGACGAGACAGGAGGGTACAATGCTCCGCAGGACATCGAAGGGATGGGTGGTGGTCAGCCACAGCGGGAAGAGGCTATCGCGCCCGGCGACCAAGAAAGCGGCGGTCAACCGGCTGAGGCAGGTGGAGTACTTCAAGAACCGGAAGTAGGGTCACCGTGGCGCCGGCTGATGAACGCGGTCAAGGGCGCACTCGCCAAAGGGGAGTCCTTCAACAACCCTAAGTTCGACGCGCTGGCTGAACAGCAGCTCGGCGGGTCCAGAGCAGAAGGCACCTTCAAAATGAAGGAAGCCTACGACGCCCTCGAAGCTGCGGTCAATGAGGCGTTGGATACACCGGAGGGCAAGACCGGAGTAACGCTTGGTGAAGCGATGCTGAGTCGCTCCGAGGACCCATCGCGGGATGCGGATTGGGCGCTCCGTGGCCTGCGTGAACTCGTCACCAGGCTTCCAACCCAGAATATCCGGTCAGCCGAACAGGAAGGACTTCAGCAGTTCTCTACCCCGCCCACCTTGGCGTGGCTGGCGAACATGGCTCTGAACCCACGGAAGGATGATGTTGTTCTGGAGCCATCGGCAGGTACTGGGTCACTGGTCACCATGTTGCGCCGCATGGTCAAGAAGGTGATGGTCAACGAGATCGACCCTCACCGGCAAGCACTCCTGAAGGAGCAGGGCTACGAGAACATCACCGATGCTGATGCGGAGTTTCTGAATGGGACTCTCGAAGCGAAGGGAGTGACTGAGCGACCAACTGCCATCGTGATGAATCCGCCATTCTCATCGACTGGTGGCAGGGTTGCCAAGAATGCCAACAAGTTCGGCTACTCCCATGTAATGTCGGCACTTCAACGACTCGCTCCTGGAGGCCGCTTGGTCGCCATTCTCGGAGAAGGTGCCACTCCGACAGCGCCGACGGCCAGAGCATTTTGGGGCAATGTGAAGGATGCGTATACGCTCCGCGCCAACATCGGAATCAGCGGACGGGAGTATACTAAGTACGGAACGACGTTCGGGAACCGGCTCATTGTGATCGACAAGACCGGTCCGACGCAAGCACAACCGCTGACAGGTGACTTCGAGAACATCGAGGAGGCATGGAATGCAATCCAACGCATCGCCGACGATAGGCCATCCATCGGTCAGCCGGGCGGCGACCTCATCGCAGATGGAGTGGATCAACAGCCTGGACTTCCAGAAACTCAACAGCCTGACCGACAGCCTGATGGAGGTCTACGACCAGGTGGAGAACGAGGACCGGAAGGAGGAGATAGCGGACAGCCTGGGCCTGGAGAGCGCGGAGGGCGCGATAGGCTACGTGGCGAAGGCGCTGGAACAAGAACCGAAGAAGGCCCTCAACAAGCTCCTGCGTCAGATGCCACAGTTCAACCTCCGCGACCTCAGCCAGAACCCACCGGAAAAGGTGATCGAGGCCCTGCTGATGATAGCGGCAAGCGAAGGCTAACACCGCCGACCGAACAAGAGATTGAACAGGCGCTGGACGCTGACATCAAGCAGCGGTCAGACGATGCAATGACCCGCCTGCGGAATAAGCTCCGCAAGTCTGGCGCTTCATATGCTCCAAGCGTTCTTGGGTTCGAGCCGGGGGAACTCTCGGATGCCGAAATCAAGGACCTCTGGCCGGATCTTGTAGAAGCCTCAGCCGGACTCATGCGTGGCCGTAAAGCCAGCGAGTGGCGGGCGGCCATGATAGGTGAGTTCGGCGAAGGGATACGGAATCATCTCAATGAGTTGTTCGAGTCCACCCACGATCACTTGGAGGAACGGCGCCGGGCTGTTGTAGCCCAACTGGCAGAACCTCCACAACCAGAGCCACAAGACCAAAAGCCTGAAGAAGGCGGCGTTGATATTGAGGCCAAAGAACAGACGGAATCAGAAGAGGATGAAGAAGGGTCCAACTTCGCCGTCTATCAACCAGCCGTTGCCGGGCCGCCGCATCCAGGACGTCTTGTAGAGACAAAAGTGATGGCGTCGGTGGAAGCGCCAACCGTGACATACGCTCCGAATCTGCCAGCGACGATCATCAGCGAAGGCAGATTGTCTGCGGCTCAGCTTGAAACCGTGGCACGCGCTGGCATGATGCACGAGCAATTCGACGCAAACGGTCAACGGCTTGGGTATCTGATCGGTGACGGGACTGGTGTCGGTAAGGGGCGCGAGATTGCGTCCATCATCCTTGACAACCACAGAAATGGCCGGAAGCGGGCAGTCTGGGTATCGGCTGGTAAAGACTTGATTTCTGATGCTCGACGGGATTTCGTCGGAATTGGAGCAATGAGGGTAGAGGCCGGTGAGGTCAAAGCGTCAGATATTGGAGAGTTACAGCGTGTGAACAAGTGGCCCGCAGGAGCCAAGATCCCCATAAAGGATGGTGTCATCTTCACCACCTTCGATACGCTCAAGATGGCGGAAACCAAGGAGGGTGGCAGAACCAGAGTGGAGCAAATCGCCGAGTGGCTCGGCCAAGATGGCGTCATCGTATTTGACGAGATTCATAAGGCGAAGAACTTCTTGGCGGCAGAGAAGGGTGCCGAGGGGACACAAATGGGTGCAGCCGTTGTAGCTATCCAGGAGAAACTTCCCAAGGCCCGCATAGTCTATGCTTCCGCTACATTTGCCAGTGAGGTCCGCCATCT